TCAGCTGAACATGTCCCCCTGGCGGCTCTCCATTTCCTCGCGCCGGACAGCCTTCACGATCTTGTAAATCCACTGCAGGCTGACACCGTACTTGCGCGCCAGGTCGCCGTGGTTGTCTCCGGTGAATTCCTCGAATATCTTCCGATCCCGTTTCGACAACCTGACCGACAGCCCCATCGGAAAGTAAATGTTCTGGCCGCCCCAGTGTGCCGCCATCCGGTTGGCGATCTCGCTGCCCAGCTGCTCACCGATCTCACGTTCAATGCTGGCCAGCTCCTGCAGAGCCTCGGCGATGTGGTCGGCCAGGTCGGACAGCAGCTCAGGGCCTTTGCTGCGGGTATGGATGGGCTTCATGCTTCCTCCTTCGCCTTGAGGATGGCGGTCAGGCTTTCCCAGGCACTCAACATCGGGCCGAACGTTTTACGCGCCATGGCCGTAGCCATCCGCTGGTTGAGCTCGTCGCACTGCGCTGCCGTCAGCGGCAGCTGCTGCGCCTCGGCCGCCAGCTTCTGTACCAGATCGGGCAGCGAACGCATCGCCCACTTCTTCAGCGATTCGATCACCTGCTCCAATTGGTCGCCGGCCAGCCATTGCATGGCGTCCCGGCCGGTAATCCGCTTCACATACGCAGCCAGGGCGCTCTCGGCCGGGTTCTTGACCACGCCGATCTGATGCATGAACAGCCAGAGCGCGCGTATCTTCTTATGCTGCTCGTCCTGGGCCAGCGGGCGCGATTGAGTGGCCGCCTGCGCTTTGGAGCGCACCTTGAATCCGCTGCGCTTCAGGTATTCCAACACCTGGTTCAGCTCTGGAACGGTCAAATCAGCCGCGGATGCCTGCTTTCCAATCCGCTGGAGAATGGCGCGGTAGCTGCCGTCATCCAGAGCCAGCTCGCGCTTGGCTACGTGGATCAGACGGATCAGTCGCTGTCGGTCTTGAATCTTTGCGTTCATCGTTGGCTGCTCATCAGTACCCGGCAACCACGCCGGGCAGACCGCACACATATTTCTATGTGCGCGGTTTCGCTTTACGCTGCGGCGTCCTTCAGCGCCTTGGCTGGGGAAAACTTGGGCGCGCGCTTGGCTGCGATCTGGATGGTCTCGCCGGTTTTCGGATTACGGCCGGTCTTGGCTGCGCGCTGGGTTGTGCCAAACTTGCCGAGGTCGGAGATCGCCAGTTCGCCTCCCGCCCGCACGGTATCCAGCACCGCGGTGGTCAGCGCGTTGAGAACGGCTTCAGCTTGCTTGTTGGTGACATCCGCGTGGGCGGCCAGGTGCTTGATCAGGTCTTGCTTGGTCATGGTTTGCTCCTTGCTGGTGAAAGAAATTGTCAAAACGGCGTAGTGTTTAATCCGCTCGCACATCGATTGCGGTCTCTTTGGCCTCCCGCAACAGCTGGGCGATTGGCTGCGCATGTGTTCCTGCGATCATGGCCATCACGACTGAACGACCATCGGCCAGCTCCATTTCCACGATGTCGAACTGGTTGTTGACCGTAGCCTCAGCCTCTTCAAATACCTCTAGCAGCGTGGTTTGGTCCCACTCAAACAGGTTGGTCAGCTTGCCCATCTCACACCCCCGCCAAATCCAGCCGAACGGCTTCGAACTTGCCAGTGCCTTCGCTGCGTCGTTCGATTCGGACATAGGCCTTGGAACACTGAACCCGTACCGATTCCGACAGCGCGCGCATCGCGCGTTGCCACTTCTCGTCCTGAATATCGAGCCGGCGCAAGCCCAGCACTCGGCCGGTCGAGATGTTGCCGGCCTTGTCGACCTGAAATGCGTCAGAGATGAGCGCTTTTACCTCCGGTCGCGCATCCTCAGTCCACTCTTGGACGCACTCGTCGATCAACGCCTTTGCAGCCAGCAGCCCTTCGTCGAAGGTCAGCGTGTCAGCAATGGCCCTCAGTACGCGGGTATTGCCGTCAAAACTGGTCAAGGTGACGTTACCCTTTTCGCCGCCCACATCAGCCTTGTAACGCTCGGCCGATAGCGCCACGAATGCGTCGATGTCGGCGAACAAGCCGGCCTTGAACTGCGCCAGCTGGTCTTGCATAGCCACGGCTTTCTGCAGCGCCTCGGCGACAAACTCGTCACGGGCGATGTCTATCGGCTTGATGATGCTGATCGGCACCAGCCGGCCTTTTCCGTCCTGCTTATATCCATCGGGGATCGCGTTCATTCCTCGCTCCTCAGTCCTACCAATCGTTTCACTTTGGCCAACTCGGCCCGGTTTCTTTCCAGCCACTCCGCCGTCAGCGGCACCTCATCTGCAGCCCGCCAAAATCGCCTGGGCGACAATGTCGGCGGCGGCGGTTCGGGGCCGGGTATTTCCTCGGCGGGCGCGGCCGGCGCCTCTATCTCCGTCTCGGCCGGGGGCGACACTTCCGCCGCGGGAACCACTTGGTACTGCTGCAGCTCGTCCTGGTAGTCCAGCCAGACGATCCGCCTGGCATCCTTACGGTCGGTACCCATCGCCACCAGCCGCTCTACCTCGTCGGCCAGACGCTGCTTGGTGGCAGCGTCCAGTTCCGGCATGCCTTGCGTCATGCCGCCTGACCCTGCAACAGCTGGCGCTTGCCATTCACCATCTGTCGCGCCATACGGTAAAGCAGGCGCCAGGCTGGCCGGGTAGCCGGAGCGGACAGCACCAGCATTTCCTGCTGCCATGCCTCCCGGTCAAATGCCATGCGCGGGTCGATTCGTTCTTCCTGTTCAAACTGCACCGAGTACATGTCGGCAACCAGTTCCAGCGCACGTTGGTCGACGCAAGTGATTTCAATGAACTCGCGGCCAGCGGCAGCGTCGCGGATGATGTGATCGGATGCATACTTGGCAATGCGTTGCAGTGAGGCCACTTCGTGATTCAGGTTCATGACTGGCTCCTTGAATTTTGAGTGACGGGGTCAGTTCCCCATCTCCGTCCAAACAATCCGGCATCCGCCCAGCTCAAACTGCCCCTGGCGGTATGGGCCAAAATAGGTGTCCCGACCAAAGCTGAAATACACCGCCTGATTCAATTCGATCAGACGCCGGCAATGGCCGCAGGTCTGAATGTGGATGGTCGGGCGGGTTGGCGTATTCATCTCCACCGAAACCACAGTGAAGTTGTTCTGGCTCAGCGCCTCAATCGCAGAGGCAACCTTCAGCGCGCCCGCCATCATCTGGGCATTGAATGGAGGCCGCTTGGCCTGGATGGTTTCTGCTCTTTGCATGTCACACCCCCTTCACCACATCGGCGTTGACCAAGGGCGCGCCAATCTCGGCGGCCAAGTTCATGCAAGCGGTCAGCAGATTGCCCACTGCCAGCGGATACAGCAGGGATACGGTTTCCGGACGGTCGCGGCGGCTGGAGTTGACCGTCAGCCGGCTGCGCAGCGCGGCGATGCCGCTCTCGTCTATCACTTCGGCCACAGGCTTGTTCATCCGCTCCAGCTTGAACTTCAAGTACTCCTCCAAGCGGCCGCCCTCCAGCGGCGCCAGCTCCACCATTTCGCAGCGCTGCACCACCTCGCGCACAGCGGCGTCTCGCTCACACAACTTCACCTTCAGCTCCGGTTGGCCAATCAGGATGATGGACAGAAGCTTCTTGAAGCCCAGCTCCAGCTCGAAAAAGCGCTTCAGATGCTTCAGGGTCGGGATGGGCAGCGCATGGGCTTCATCAATCACCAGGCAATGGCGGTAGCCGGCGGCATGGCTTTCCTTCAAGGCGCGGTGCAGTTGCGCAAAGCGGCTTTCCGGGCTGTTCTTCAGCTTTTCCAGCGGAGACACCGCCGCCATGATGGCCTCGCCGATATGGGTGGATTTCAGCGTCTTGCCTTTTTGGTCGTTGTCCTCCATGGCCAGGACGTAAGGCTTGATCAGCATGATGGGCTGGTTGTCGCGCTCAATGCGATCTTCCAGGTCGCGTAGCAGCGTAGTCTTGCCGGCGCCGGATTCCGCCACTATCGCCAGCAGACCGCCATGCTTGGCGGTTTGCAGCATGGCTTCCCGCACGTAGCGGATGTCCGGACTGATATACATGTCCTCATTGGACTGAATGGCGTCATCTGCAAATGGATCGCGGAACAGGCCAAAGTGTTTGCGCGTCCCCGGCAACAACGTCTGTTTGCGTAGTAACATGGTTTCCTCCTGGTTGGATTCCTGGTCGGTTTTCGTCTGGGAGACCGAGCGGGCCGCGTTGGCGCGCGGCTCGCTCACCTCTTCAAAAGCGCTATCGATGTCGCCATCGGCCGCGCCATGCGTCTGCAGGTAGCGGCTGATGCTTTCCTGCAGATCGGTTTCATCCAGGCTCCTAGGCCATTCGCCGTGATTGACGATCTGAGCCACGGTGGCCTGCGACACATTCAAGTGCTCCGCCAGATCGGCCTGTTTGCAGCCAAGCTGTTGCAGCACGCTCTTCAGCTTCAACATGACTTCCTCCTTAATCTCACGCCGACTTCACCACGCGAAGCGGCGTTTTGCTGCCCGTTGCCGGGCCACATAGCTCAGCCACAATGGCGTCGAGCTGGTCTTCGGGCACGCCGGCCGGATAGCGCTGGGCCAGCCACTGGAACCGGTCTGCCGTCCATTCGCCGCCGGCCGCGCTGACACGCTGCTTCAGCTGCTTGGCGGCTTCGATTACGGTCAGCGGCGGGTATTCGATAGCGGGTGCGGACAGCTGATGCTCTGTGCCGCGACGCGGCAGATAGGCCGGCAATTCGATGTCCTGCAGGTAGGAGTGAGCCGCCAATCCGCCTTCAAATGGCGTGACGCGCTTGGCCCGCGCCGCCTCGGCTTCGGCGGTGGATAGACCTGGGTAGGCCTGCTCGTCCATGGCATGGGCAGCCTGTTCAATTGCCGTTTGCGGCATGGCTTTGTAGCTCTCGCCGATCACCGGCGCGGATAGCGGCTGGCCATAGTCGTCGTAGGCCCGCTCCGGCTCCACCTGATAGACGCGGTCAGCGCCGTTATAGGCAGGCACGGACACCTGGATGGCGCAGTCGCCAAACACCATGGCGTTGATCCGCACTTCATCTCCCACGCTCACGCCATCCAGTCCGCGCAGGCTGTAAGTGGCCGTCCGCTCCGCCTGCGGGTGCTTGAAGCTGATGCTGAGGTCCGGGCGGACCTTGCGAGTCTCTTCTTTGGCCGTCATGAACGCCTTGCACACTTCTACCGGCGGCAGTAACAACAGCTGTTGCGGCTGAATGCGCTGCCACAAGTCAATTCGCGCAATCGGATCGGCCAGGCCGTCGCGGTGCAGCCGGGTGTCCTGACCGGGAATCAGGTTGGCATTCCAGGCCAGGCTCCATGCAGCGGCCGCGCGGTTCAGCTGCTCGATGCTGTCCACCGGCTCAAAGCGCAAGCGGCTTTCGAACTGGGTTTCAACAATATTGTTGGCGCCTTCCACGCCGCCTTTCACGCGGGCCTGACCGGCTTGATGCTCCAGCGTCTCCACGCCCAGGGCGCGACACAGGTTCTTGATGGCGGCCGAAGTATTGGCGCTGCCCTTGTCCCATAGCAGGAAGCGCGGCAGGCCCTGGAACAGCCGGCCCGGCTGCTCGCCCCAGGCGAACATCAGGAATTCGAACAGCTTGTGCTGGTTTTCGCCGGCCGACTCGCAGTACCAGGGCACAATCACGCCGCTGGCTTTGTCGTACAGCACGTAGCGCCACACCTTGAACTTCACCTTGGCGAAGTTCTCCAGCTTGTTCTTGTAGAAATCCCGGTCGCGCATGATGTGCTGCCGGCCCTTCAGGTAGTACACCAGGCACAGCGACGGATCGATTTCGTGGGTGTGGTTGGGATGCGGCGCCCGCAGCGCCTGCACCGGGTCCGCGCAGCGCTGGGCGGCCACGTTCAGCTTGCGGTCGCGGATCAGTCGGTTCAGCTGGCTGTTGCTCACCTTCAGCTCAATGCCGTTCTGCTCCAGCATGCCGCGCGCGGTAGTCGTGAACAGCGTCTGCTTGCCGTTGTCGCGGATCGCCTCGCGCTGTACCGCGCCCAGCGTGACCAGCGCTTCCTCGGCCACCATGGTGCTGCCTTTGTCCGAGCGCGGCTTGCGGCCGGACTTCCAGCCCACCGCCTGTTTCAGCTGGCGGTAAACCGTCTGCGGGGACCAGCCCAGGAATACCGCCGCCTCTTGCACCAGCGCGGTCTGTTCGCCGTGCCGCGCCGCATCCAGCTTGCCTGCCAGACCGCGCAAAACCTCGCGCACTTCCGGTGTCATGGACATAGCCGCCTCCCTTACGCCTCGCTGCCTTCGGTCAGGACGTTCCGCCTGGCGTCGTCAATGTCCGCGGCGAAGCGCCGGCTCAATGCATCGCGCAACTCTGCCGCCAGCATGGCGGTGCGGGTGACGGCGTCGTCCAGATGCAGTAGCACCGCGCGCACCGCAGGCGGCAGCGGCGCCGGCATTTCCGGGTCATAGTCGGGTGCCTGGGTGATTTCCGCAGTCAGCCAGGCATCCAGCGCCTGCACCGCTTCCAGATGCTTGGCGATGGCGGCTTCCAGCACCGACTGCCGCTGGGTGATTTCCTGCTGGAACGGCGCCACGCGCTTGTCCCAGGGAGGCGTCTTCAACGGGTTGGAAAGTTTGGCCACTTCCTCGGTCAGCTGGTCGATCTTGCTGGTCTTGTCCAGCAGCACCCGCGACCGCGCCTCCAGGTTCGCCTCGGCCTCTTCCACACGCTGCGCCAGCGCCTCTTTTTCCTTGGCGTGCTTGGCGATGATCTCCTCGGCCAGTTCGACAAAGCTCTCTTTGTCGCCAGCCTTGGCCACTTCAATCAGCGCGGTCCTTTGGTCCTCCGGCAGCTTGCGAAACTGGCGCAGCTCGCGGTAGCCGATGCCCATGCGGGACATGCTTTCCAGGGCTTCCTCTCCGAAGGCGCGGAGGTTGGAAATGTCTCGGTCAACTTGATCAACTGACCTTCCAAGCAAACTGCAAAACTCTTCCCAGGTTCCTTTCAAAGACTCCGCACCGGTGCGGAGTTTCATGCCTTCAATCTGGCGGTAGAGCTTGTTTTCCTTGACGTAGGCCAGTTTGGAAATCCGCACCGTGCGGGAAAAATCCTCGAATGCACCGGCCAGTTGGGCTTGCCCTAGCAACTGATTTACGAGGTCGCGTTCTTCGCCATAGTTGGCCTGAGCAATAGCCATCACATTCGCGGCGTCCACCACGTCTTGGCGTAGTTCAACAGCCGGGGTGACTGCGGGTGCTTCGGTAGATTTGGTGCGTGCCATGTTTGGAACTCCTCTTATCGTTCAATTGTGATGCGGGTGGTCAGCTCGTCCAGGCGGCTGCGGGCGGCCTCCAGGCTGCGCAGGATCGCCACCGCGTGTTGGGCCAGCTTGACCGAGGGACGAATGCGGCCGGTTTCCGGAATGCGCTCAGCAAAGCCCGCTTCTTCCAGTGTGGCCACATAGCGGGTGATGTTGGACGGCGACAAGTCGGTGGCCTTCGCCAATTCGCCTGGCGTCAGGCCGTGGGCAAAATGGCCCAGCAACACCGTCAGTACTTCCAGCACCTTCTCAGCGCTCTTATTGGTTTGCGCGCTCATGGGTTCAGCTCCAGTTCCGGCTGCAGATGCCGCTCCACATTGCCGTGATGCCAAGCCAGGCCTTCCAGGCCCTGCTGCAGCGCGGCCAAGGTGTCGGCTGCTTGCGCTTTGCCCGCATGGAACTGCAGCAACAATCCAACCGCATCGTTCAAGGTTTGCTGCAGCACCTGGATGTCCTCGGCTGAGGCATCGCGCCCGGTGGGCATGTCTATCAGCAGGAAGCCGCCGCTGGCCGCCAGCCAACGGGTGGCGTAGTTGATGCCGCATACCGTTTCGTAGGCGCGGATCATGCAGACCGGCATGCGGCCGCTCTGAAACCACTTGTAGAGTGTCCAGTGGTCGGTCAGGCCCATGCGCTCGGCAATGCGCTCCACCGACAGGTTGTGCTTTTCCTTCGCGTAGTCTTTGCACAGCTCCAGCGCGTGGCGCAGCGAGCTGGGCTGCAGGCGTTTCCAGTTGCGGCGGCTCATTGGAATGTCCTCCAGGACAGGCGCTCCAAACAAAATGCCGTTTTGCAGCTGGTGCAACGGGTTTGCGCCGCATAGCATGAACAGCGGATAATCCACGAAAGGAAGCAAACCATGACGATGGACCTGGAAACCCGGCTGCAAGCGCAAATCACCGCGCAGAACCTGATGATTGAAGCGCTGCTGGATGCCGCCATCCGGGCGGGCCAATTGGACCCGCGCTCGCTGGTCGATAAGCTGGAACAATTCGTCTCCGCGCCCAAGGCCAGCGTTGCGGACCCTGGCGAGATCGCTGCGGTAACGAGTGAAGTGGATGCGTGGGCAGACATGATCAGCGGCCGTTACTTGGAGGTTAAGGACAGCTCGCCGGAGCGCAGTCTGCGGTAAACCTGCTGCACGCTGATGCCCAGGTAAGGGGACAAGCGCTCCGCCTCTTCGCGCTGCGCGGCCGTTAGCTGTAACCGCTGCCGCAAAGCAGACTGGGCACGCAGCAAGGTCAGGGATTCAGGCAGAAACAGTGCGTCGGTGCTGGTTTGGATAGCGCCGGGTTCGTGTGAATCAGTAAGTAGTGACTTAGTCATGGCGGGCCTCACGCTGCGACGCGCTGATGGGATGGGGTTGGGTTGCTGGCGGGAGCCGTGCTGACTTCACCTCCCTTGATGCCCGCCTTGACGGCAATGTCGTGGGCGCGACCGAAATTAGCTTTATCAACGCCGTTAAGCACGCGGTAGACCGCACTGGGTGGAAAGCCATTCTCTTCTGCCCATTGGCGGATGGTTTTACCCTGGCTGCGCAGCCAGGCTTTGAAACGCTGGACGGTCATAGACGGCCTCCGTAGAAGTAGTTGAGGGATTGCGGCGAAGTCTCTTTGCGGGTGAATTCGCCGTGATTTGTGAGTTGATTATTGTGGAGCATTTCCACAATGTCAATTACGAGGTGTGGATTTGTTACATATTCGTCTAAAAGCAGAGCTGGACAGGCTTGCACTTAAGCCTGTTGCGGCCGCGAAAGCTATTGGTGAACCCGACTCCCAAGGACTTCGAGATGTTTTGGGTGGTAGAAAGCGTTTATCAGCAGAGTTGCTTGCAGCGCTTGCGGTCACAGGCGTCGATGTCGCCTATGTGCTCACCGGGCAACGCCAAGGCCAGGGCATAGGCGAATCCGCAGTCCATCAAGCGGTGCTGGACGCGGTCGATTTACTGTCGTTGGAAAAAAAGGTGGATGCCAACCAGTTGGCCAAAGCCGTCACGAAACTAGCCCTTAGGTCAGTGCCAGTTAGTACAGTCATATGCGATGATCATGCGGCAGCAAGTACTGCGCCACAGGCCACAAAACAGACATCTAAGTACTCAGTGGACTTTGGAAGCGCCCAAATTGGCCAAGTTGTACAAGGCGGGATGAGCGGTGGGGTGAACATCGTTGATAACCGACGAGAGCAAGAACAGCCAAAAGGCTCCAAGAAGTAAGCAATTGAGTAGGTATGTCGTATCTGGCCGTGTGTTGCCCGTAATGAACCATAAGCCAAAACAAAATGAGCGATACGAATAAGCCAGACCCCCAGGTAAAAATCGACGGCCAGATTGACAGCGTCCACATTGGGGACGCCGAGCACCACCATTACACAGAGGGTCGACGGCTTACTGAGCCTGAAATCCGGGAGTTGAAACAGAAGGTCCGTCGCCTTGCGGATGCAACCAAGATCGACGAGGTTGAGTACTGGGCTGAATTGAAGACCATTCTGGGCAAAGGGCTACGCGAGCTCTGCCTGGAGCAGAAAGCCGCCGCGCACAAGATTCTGGACCTGATGCTGGAATGCTCGGACTACGCCAAGGAGTTAGATAGCCGGCCCCAGTCCGATCAGGAGCAAGCCCGCGCTGTTGCGGAAATGCTGGTGCAGAACAGTGAGCTTGCGGCCAAGCTAACCAACTTGCAACGCACCCATGACGAGCTGAAAAAGCAGCGGCAGCAGCAACACAGCCAGTCCCAGCAGCTGCAAGAAACCAATAGCAAGCTGTCGCATCAAGTTGATGAGCTGACCCGCTCTCTTAAGCAAGCTCAATCTCACCGCGTGTCCACGCATTGCATTTCATGCTCCGCTACCAGCAAAGAACTGGCCGATGCCAAGGGCGCGCAGCGCGTCTGGATTGGACTGACTTTAGTCATGGCCGTTTGCACTGGCGCTTTTGGGCTGCTCTATAAACAGGCCCGCGCGGAGACAGTGGCAGTGGGCGCAAGAATCCAGAACTGCGAATACAACGGCCAGCTATACCGGCTGGGCAGCATCATTGATAACCCACACGCACCAGATATCAAATGCGTACAAGGTGACAGTGGACAAGTAGCTTTTTGGCAGCAGCTTCAGGCACACTCCAAGCGCAAGCAGAAGTTACGATAACCATTTCTTTGATAAATACACAGATGAGCCAGAAGTGAAATGAGAGAGACTGCAAAAGTAACCTTCTACAAAATTAAAGCATGTGGATTTTATCGGAGAGGTGAGGACAGGCCGGATTTCGGCTCAATCTCTACGCTGCTCGCTGATCTGAAAGAATGGAGTCGAGGTAAACACCTAGTTCAAACCAAGGTTTTCGAACCGCAAGATGGTCAAGATATTCATCCCGCCTATTTGCTGGACATTAAAGAACAAAATGGAAGCTGGGTTGTTGCCACATGGAACCAAACTCCCGCCAATGAAGCAGGCGTTGCATCTATTAAAGGCGAGTCCAGTGTTGGTGATGCAGAAATTGTTATGAATGAAATCGACCCAGAAAGCATACCTGGCTTCGCCACATACTTTTGGTTTCTGCCAGATCGTGGAATTTTTGCCAGCGTACGTTTCCAACATCTCTGGACTGGTCAAAAATCAATGCAGTTGTACTTGGATGCATTTTTAGCATCATTCTCGCGCCATGTTGTTTTTGGCGAAAAGGAAGATGCAGATGTTGTTGTTGTAGGCTATTGTGAGAATCCTGGTGAGCCACCCAGAAATTTGTCCCCTCGGTTCCGTACTGCCCTAGAACAGAAGCCAGGCAAGAAAGACATCATTCGAGAAAATGCAACAAACATTAGAAAAATTATCCGAAAAAGCACACTGCAGCTAAATCGCCATCCTGATTATGCTTGGTGGCAAACTTTTTTACACAAGACTCACATTAGTGAACCGCAAGCAAGACCAGAGAAGGTAAGGGTACAATACGAGATATCCACATCAGTCACCTTGCAAGACGTAAATGCAATCATTTCGGACTGGGACGAGCATCATGAGCGTGAGTGGGATGATTATGGATTTACACTTAAAGGACAACCCAATCAGCCCCTTTGGCTAAGTCATAGCTTAGCGCGCGAAGAATTTGAGCTTGACATTGAACGGAACAACCCTGAAGTGGTCAATAGTGAGTCACTCCTTGCTTCACTGAATGCTGCGAAGGATCGTATCCTGAGAATTCTTGAATGATAAAGAAATTAATTTTGGGCCTGCTTGGTGCGGGAGCTTGCGCTCTTGTTGGCATAGCGATTTGGCTCGGAAGAAGTGTTCCATTTTCCGAGCAGTGGCCCTTGTTTGAAGCGCTTAGAACTACTGCAGCTATTATTTTTGCAGTCGTGGGTGCATGGCTTGCCATTGTGTATCCTGAGCGTCTCAAATTGTCTTTTCGGCGTGACGGTCCAAGTGCTCGTGCAAACAATGGGGGGATTGGCCAATTGCTGTCGCCCGCAGTTCATTCGACCGCAATTTTATCAGCCGTATTGATCGTTGGTGTGACCGCTCCAATTCTGAAGCGCCTCCCTGTACTGCAAGCCTATCACACTGATTTGCGCGGATTTTCTTATGGCCTGTTGGTTTTCTTAACCCTTTGGCAACTTTGGACAGTGATTTTGACACTAATTCCCGCTGATAAGGTTAAAGAGCATGCAGATGCTGAAGATAGCTTCCGTAGCACCATAGATGGTTACATGAGAATTGGTAAAAAATCGGACTCTACACACAAAGGCTCTACATAAGGATTAAACTCCTTTAAACGCCCCTCCGAACATGCCACCCCACAATAGGTGGCATGTTTCATTTTGATAGGAGGGAATCATGCCCAGCCGCAAGATCGAAGACCTTCACCCGGACTTGCAGTCGCTCTGCCGCACCTTTTTGCAGCGCTGCCAGGCCGCCGGCCTCGACATCCTCATCACCTGCACCTGGCGCTCGCCAGCCGAGCAGGACCAGCTCTACGCCCAAGGCCGCAACGGCAACCCTGGCCCGCGCGTGACCAATGCCAAAGGCGGCCAATCCGAGCACAACGCCACCATTAACGGCCAGCCGGCCGCTCGCGCGTTTGACATTGTGCCGCTGGTGAGCGGCAAGCCAATGTGGGATGACAAGCATCCCGCCTGGCAAACCGCTGGCCGGATCGGCATGGAGCTAGGGCTGAACTGGTATGGCCGCCCCGGTGCGCCGTTCCGCGAGTTCCCACACTTTGCCCTGGCAAAGGGGTATCAGTGATGCGCATCGGCGAACTGTTCACCAATCCTGCCACCGGCAAGCTAAGCCACAGCAAGCTGTGGACCAACGTTTCCTGCGCGGCCGCTACCGGCATGTTCGTCTACCAGGGCATGGCGGGCACGCTGACAGCGGATGTATGGCTGATCTATTTGGGCGTGGTAGGCGGTTACTCCGCCGCCCGCCGCTGGATCGCCACCCAGCGCAGCAGCAAGGGAGGCGACGCCAATGTTTGATGCACTCGCCAAACCATTCTTGGCCAATGCGCTGCATCTGGCGATGTTTGCCATCCCAATCTGCGCGGCCGGCTATTTCGGCTACGACAGTGGCCAAACCCAGGCGGCGCGTGTGTATGAGGTGCGTCTGGCCAAGCAGGAGGCCAGTCATGCGGAGACGATGCGTCAGATCGTTGAGCAACGCCTGCAGGAGCAAACCCGTTCCCAACAGGAGCAGACGCGGTTGACCGACCTGGTCCACCAAGTGGGCTGGCAGCTGTTGCAAACCCAGGGCCAGCTGGCGCGCAGCCAGGTCCAACTCAAGGAAAGGATAGCCGATGCGACTCTCAACGATGGTCAGGCTTGGACTGGCCTTGGCCCTGACAGCCTGCGGCTCTACCGCGCCGCCCTCGGCTATCCCGAACGTGATCCGGGTCTGCCCGCAGCCGACGCCGGAGATGCTGGTGAAGCCAGCCAAGCCAGCGCCGCCAAGCGCGGGATACCGCCCGCAGACCTACTGAACCACGCCGCCGATTACGGCCGCTGGTGCCAGGAACTGGAAACCCGCCTGGACAGTTACATCCGGCTTTATCAGGAGGCCAGCCATGGATGAGTTTGACCGCGCCCAGGAGCTGGAAGCGCTGCACCTGGAGGCATCTCTGGCAGCTCAGGCCGCCGCCAGCCGTCCCTTGGGCGCCAGTCTGAGCCATTGCGATGACTGCGGCGATCCCATTCCGGAAGCGCGCCGCTTGGCCGCCCCCGGCTGCACCCGCTGCATGGCGTGCCAGGACTGGGCGGAACAGCGCAAGCGAGGTGGCCTATGACCATCCAGATGGAGCTGGGCATGTTGGTGACCTTGATCCTTGCCTTCCTGGGCTTCCTGTTTGGCGCAGGCAAGGTGCTGCTGGCGCAGATTGATCGGAGGCAAAGCGAGCGCGACGCCAAGCAGGAAGAACAGATCAAGACCTTGCTGGCCCAGATCGCCAAGGAAGCCGAAAGCGTGCATCGATTGGAACGGGACTTCCTGAAGTTCCAGGCTGATTTGCCGCTGGCCTATGTCCGCCGCGAAGACTACGTCCGCAACCAGACCGTGATTGAGGCCAAGTTGGATGCCGTGGCGCTCAAGATCGAAAACATCCAATTGAAAGGTGCGCAACGATGATTGACCAAGCCAAGGTGCGCCGCGAAAGCCTGCGCTGGTATCTGCTGCTGGCGCTGTACAACGCGCGGCCGGAGGAAGTGTGCGAGGACGTGGTCCAGATGACCATGCGTTCCATCTACCCGGATGTGACGCCGCTGGAAGTGCGCAAGGAGCTGGACTACTTGGCAGACCGCGTGCTGGTGAAGCTGCGCAAGGAACCCAGCGGTCGCTGGTGGGGTGATCTGACCCGTTACGGCGTGGACATCGCCGAATACACCATAGATTGCGAACCTGGCATCGCCCGGCCGGCGCAATACTGGGGGCAGTAGCATGGCTCGCCGCAACAGCGTAGCCCAGCTGCCGCAGGCGGTGCGCGACTGGCTGGATAAAAGCCTGGTCGAGGGCAATTTCAGCGGCTATCAGCTGCTGGAGGAGGCGCTGCGCGACAAGGGCTACGCCATCAGCAAAAGCGCCATCCATCGCTATGGCCAGAAGATCGAGCGCCGCTTCGCCGCTATCAAAGCGTCCACGGAGGCGGCCCGCCTGCTGACCGAAGGCGCGGCGGACGACCAGGACGCCCGCTCCGAGGCGGTGATTGCGCTGGTGCAGACCGAGCTGTTCGAAAGCATCGTCAATCTGCAGGAAGCCGGCGACGAAGACCTGGACCCGGCCGAGCGCATCGGCCTGCTATCTAGCGCGGCCAAGAACATCGCCACCCTGGCGCGCGCCAGCGTCAATCAGAAGCGCTTCCGCCTGGACGAGCAGGCCCGCATCGAGCGCGAGGCCCGCGCCAAGCTGCTGGCCGAGCAGGAGGAAAAGCTGGAAGCGCTGCGCGGCGCCGATGGCATGAGCGAGCAGATGGAGTCCCGCATCCGTCGCATTCTGCTGGGGAAAGAATGATGGCCCAACCACCGCTCAAGCCGCTGGGCACCCCGCGCAAGATCGACCTGGCCGAAGAGCTGGAGCTGGCCGGCGTGGTGGTGCCGCAGGATGTGGCGGACGCCATCCCGGCCGAGCAGCCGGTGTTCCTGCCGTACCAGCAACGCTGGTTCGAAGACGAAGCCCAGATCATGTTCGCGGAAAAGTCGCGCCGTACCGGCCTGACCTGGGCTGAGGCTGGCCGCAACGTGGTCAAGGCGGCGCGACCGCGCCGCCGCCAAGGCTGCAATACCTTTTACGTGGGCAGCAAGAAGGAGATGGCGCTGGAGTACATTGCCGCTTGCGCCTTGTTCGCCAAGGCTTTCAACGAGCTGGCCCAGGCCGATGTCTATGAGCAGAGCTTTTGGGACGAAGGCAAGCAGGAAGAAATCCTGACCTACATGATCCGCTTCCCCAAAAGCGGCTTCAAAATCCAGGCGCTGTCCAGCCGGCCGTCTAACCTGCGCGGCCTGCAGGGCGATGTGGTGATTGACGAGGCGGCCTTCCACGACTCTCTGGAGGAGCTGCTGAAAGCCGCGCTGGCGCTGACCATGTGGGGCAACAAAGTGCGGCTGATCAGCACCCACAACGGCGTCGACAACCTGTTCAACCAGTACATCCAGGAGGCGCGCGAAGGCCGCAAGGACTACAGCATCCACCGCATCACCCTGGATGACGCCATCGCCGATGGCCTGTACCAGCGCATCTGCTACGTCACCGGCCAGACCTGGTCTCCAGAGGCGGAAAAGAAATGGCGCGACGACCTGTACCGCAACGCCCCCAATGTGGAGTCGGCCGACGAAGAGTATGGCTGCATCCCCAAGCATAGCGGCGGCGCCTGGCTATCCAGGGCGCTGATCGAGTCGCGCATGTCGGCGGACACGCCGGTACTGCGCTATGCCTGCCCGAATGGCTTCGAGCTGTTGTCCGATCATGTTCGCCATGCCGAATGTAGCGACTGGCTGGAGGCCAATCTGGCGCCGTTGCTGGCTGCTCTTCCCACCGAGGCCATCAGCTTCAACGGCGAGGACTTTGGCCGCACTGGCGACCTGTCCGTGCATGTGCCGCTGATCCAGCAGCAGAACCTGGTGCGCCGCGTACCGTTCATCCTGGAGCTGCGCAATGTGCCGTTCCGCCAGCAAGAGCAGATCGCCTTCTACCTGATGGACCGCTTGCCGCGCTTCATGGGCGGCGCCTTCGACGCCCGCGGCAACGGCCATTCCTTAGCCGAGTTCGCCATGCAGCGCTACGGCGCCAGCCGCATCCAGCAGGTGATGCTGACCGAGAGCTGGTACCGCGAACACATGCCGCCGCTGAAGGCCGCGCTGGAAGATGGCGACTTGGTGGACTTGCCCAAGGACGCCGACATCCTGGCCGACCTGCGCGCCGTTCAGGTGATCAAGGGCGTGCCGCGCATCCCGGATGTGCGCACCACTGGCGAAGACAAGGGCAAGCGCCACGGCGACGCGGCGGTGGCCATCGCCCTGGCGTATTACGCCAGCCGCGAACTCAACAAAGGCCCGGTGGCCGTGAAATCGCGCCGCCGCCGCGCCGCCACTCGCATCACACAGGGGTATGCATGAAAGCAAAAGGCATGTGGGTCAGCCCCACCGAGTTCGTCCAGTTTGGCGAGCCGCGCCAGTCGCTATCCAGCCAGATCGCCACCCGCTCCAGGAGCATCGACTTCTACGGCCTGGGCATGTACCTGCCTAACCCGGACCCGGTGCTGAAAGCGCTGGGCAAGGACATCAAGGTCTACCGCGAGCTGCGCTCGGACGCCCACATCGGTGGTTGCATCCGGCGCCGCAAAGCGGCGGTGAAGGCCCTGGAATGGGGTGTGGACCGTGACAAGGCGAAAAGCCGGGTAGCCAAGTCGATCTCGGACATATTTGACGACCTGAACCTGTCGCGGATCATCGGCGAGATGCTGGACGCCATGCTTTACGGCTACCAGCCGATGGAGGTTATGTGGGGCAAGGTCGGCAGCTACCTGGTGCCGGTGGACATCGTGGGCAAGCCAGCGGACTGGTTTGTCTACGACGAAGACAACCAGCTGCGCATGCGCACCAAGCAAGCCCCGCTGAAGGGCGAGGAACTGCCCCCGCGCAAGTTTCTGGTACCGCGCCAGGATGCCAGTTACGACAATCCATACGGCTTCCCCGACCTGTCCATGTGCTTCTGGCCCACCACCTTCAAGAAAGGCGGCCTCAAGTTCTGGGTGCAGTTCACCGAGAAGTACGGTTCGCCCTGGTTGGTGGGCAAGCACCCGCGCTCGGCCAGCACGCAGGAGACCGACCAGTTGTTGGACAATCTGGAGGCCATGGTACAGGACGCGGTGGCGGTGATTCCGGACGACTCCTCCGTGGAGATCAAGGAAGCAGCCAACGGCGCCAACAATGCCGACGTCTACGAGCGGCTGCTGCACTTCTGCCGCTCCGAGGTCTCCATCGCGCTGCTGGGGCAAAACCAGACCACCGAGGCCAGCGCCAACCGCGCCTCGGCCCAGGCTGGGCTGGAGGTAACGCGCGACATCCGTGATGGCGACAAGACCGTGGTGGAGGAAGCGCTGAACCAACTGGTGCGTTGGGTCTGCGAGCTGAACTTCAACGATGGCGCGCGACCGCTGTTCCAAATGTGGGAACAGGAACAGGTGGACGAAGTCCAGGCCAGCCGCGACGAGAAACTGACCCGTGCCGGCGCCCAGCTCACCCCGGCCTATTTCAAGCGCGCCTACAAGCTGCAGGACGGTGACCTGGTGGAAATCGCTAAGCCCGAGACCAGTGCCGAATTTGCCGAAGCCGACGAAGAAGCGCCGGACCAGGGCGCGCTGGACGCCGCGCTCAACGCCCTGTCAGCGGATGATCTGCAGGCCGATGCCGCCGCCATGCTGCAGCCTCTGTTTGCTCGCATCCAGGCCGGCGCCCAGGCTGACGAGCTGCTGGGCCGTCTGGCCGAGCTGTACCCAGAGATGGATGCCAGCGGCCTGCAAGAGCGGCTGGCGCGCGCCATCTTCGTCGCCAAGATTTGGGGGCGGCTCCATGGCTAAGGTGGATCTGGCCTATTGCATGCAGCTACCGCCGGAAAAGGCCATCCAGTACCTGAAGAACAAGGGCTACGCCCTGACCTGGGACTGGGAGGAACTATGGCAGGACGCCCAGGCTCAGGCGTTCACTGTGGCCAAGGTGACGCGGCTGGACATCCTGCAGGATATCCGCGACGCCGTGGAGAAAGCGCTGGCCGAGGGCAAGACCCTCGCCTGGTTCAAGAAAGAGCTGACGCCCATCCTCAAGGCCAAGGGCTGGTGGGGCAAGCAGGAAGTGTTGGACGAGGAAACCGGCGAGGTGCGCGAGGTGCAACTCGGCAGCCCATGGCGCTTGCAAACCATCTACCGCGCCAACCTGCAAACCGCCTACATGGCCGGCCGCTGGCAAACGCAGATCGACAATGTGGACGACCGGCCGTACTGGCGCTATGTGGCGATTCTGGACGGCCGCACCCGACCCAGCCACCGGGCGATGAACGGCCGGGTGTTCCGCTACGACGACACGTTTTGGCAATTCTTCTACCCGCCCAATGGCTGGGGCTGCCGTTGCCGCGTCACCACGCTGTCGGCCGACGAGATGGAAGCGCGCGGCCTCCAGGCCGAGTCCTCGGCCGGCCGGCTAGGTACCGCCATGCGCACGGTATCCGAGCGAACTGGCGAACAGCGCGAGGTGGCAACCTTCCGCGCCATGGATCCGGTGACCCGGCGCGAGATCAGCGTCTCGCCGGATGTGGGCTGGAGCTACAACCCCGGCGCGGCGGCTTGGGCGCCAGACTTGTCGCGCTATAGCGGAGACCTGGCCAAACTGGCCCGCAAGGAACTGCAATGAGCGATTTCGTCAGCATCGCCGTCAACGACCGCCAGGTACGCCAGGCCCTGCAGCGGCTGGAGACATCGGTGGTGGACATGACGCCGGCCATGCGCGCCATCGCCGCCACCCTGGCCCACGTCACTGAAGAGAACTTCGAGTCCGAAGGCCGGCCGAGCTGGACACCCAGCCAGCGCGCCAGCCGGGATGGCGGCGTCACGCTGCAGGATAGCGGCCAACTGGCTGGCTCGCTGGTGACCGACTATGACCCGCATTCCTCGGTCATCGGCAGCAATTTGCCCTATGCGCGCATTCAGCACTTGGGCGGCCAGGCCGGCCGCAACCAGGCGGTGGCGCTGGAAGCCCGGCCCTACCTGCCGATTACGGCAGAAGGCGAACTGCAACCGGAGGCTGGCGAGGCGATAATGGCGACGGTGTTGCGGCACCTGCAGCGCGCGGCGGGTGGCTGACCGTTTTATACGAGCGTGTTCGGCATATCCCTTACGGGTGCATGGGGCACCAGCCCCGGCCCGTATTTGGGAGACATGCATGAAGTTGGTCGTAGCTGTAACTGGCGGCGTGGTGGTGTTGGCTGCGTTGACCAGGTGGCGTTGGCTCTGGGTGTTGGCAGTGTTGCTGTGGTTTGGACTGCTGATGATGGCGCCAAACTAAGCCAAACCGCCCCTGCGGCATAGACGCCGCAGGGGCGACTTTCCCCCTCCAAAGCCACAGACTTGCAATGACATCCTGGCCCGATGGTCAGGAAGCTTTATAAAGCCTTTATACGATAAGATCGGCATTGCCTTGCAACTTAGCGGAAAGGATATGGTACATGAAGGTTTTTTTCAGATATGCCAACCACGAAGGCAATCATGTGGGTCAGCTGGATTTGAGCTCCAGAGTTGATGATCTGAATACAGTGGCGAAAGAGCTGACACAACATATTTCCAACTTAGAAAATCAAGTAATCTGGTTTGCTATGCTGTCTTCTGCCAACCCCAGCATTGAGCAAGGGCAATACTTTTGTGAACCCGAAGAGGCTAAAGATTTTTCACCCCCTACGATCGAACAGATAAGTTTTTCATTAGATGAAAAGGAGTGGCACCATATCCCACTAATGAAACACCCCTAAGTATTGCTGTTGCACCTCCGTTTTTAATCTTCATTAAAAGCTCCCCTCGCTGACACCGTTCACCATGAACGGCATGAACGCGACCAAACCCCTGCACGTATTCAAGTCCGGCCGCCAGACAGCGATGTCTGGCGCCGTGCTGGACTTCTCCGAGTCCGACCTCGCGGCCAGTGCCCGCGCCTACGATCCAGCCTTGCATGAGGCACCCATCGTCATTGGCCATCCCAAGCACGACGCGCCGGCCTATGGCTGGGTGAAGTCTCTCTCCGCCCGCGACATTGGCCTACTGGCCGAGCCGCGTCAGGTGGACCCGGCCTTCGCCGAACTGGTTGCCGCCGGCCGCTACAAGAAAATCTCCGCCTCCTTCTACCGTCCCGACTCGCCTAACAACCCGGTGCCCGGCGTGTACTACCTGCGCCATGTCGGCTTCCTGGGCGCGCAGCCGCCTGCCGTCAAAGGGCTGAAGCCGGTGGAGTTCGGTGAGGCCGACGATGGCGTGGTCGAGTTTGGCGACTGGGATGACGTCCAGAACGCCGGCCTGTGGCGCCGCATGCGCGAGTGGCTGATCAGCCAGTTCGGCCTCGACACCGCCGACAAAGTGATTCCCGACTACACCGTGGCCAACCTGGAGGACAGCGCCCGCCAGGACAACGCCATGCGCACCGCCTTTGCCGATCCGGCTACCCCTTCCATTGACCCACTCGAGGAGACTCATGTGACGCCCGAACAGCAAGCCGCCCTGGAGGCGGAAAACGCTCAGCTGAAGGCCCGGCTGGCAACAGCGGAAGCCGAGAAGAAAGCGGCGGCCGCAGCCACCCGCCACGGCGAACACCTGGCGTATGCCGAGCAACTGGTCAGCGACGGCAAGCTGGCGCCGAAGCACAAGGACGCGGTGGTGGCCTTCCTGGATTTTGCGGACGGCGAAACCTCGGTCGAATTCGGCGAGGGCGATGCCAAGCAGCCGCTGGCCAGCGCCTTCAAGGGCTTCCTGGGCGACTTGCCCAAGGTGATCGAATTCGGCGAGTCCGCCACCAAGGACAAGGCCGGGCTGGGCAGCCAGGACGGCTCGCTGGAGTTTGCCGAGCGCGCCGATCCGGAGCGCCTGCAGCTGCATCAACGCGCCAGCGCCCTGGCCGTCGAAAAGAACATCCCTTACGAGCAGGCCGTGCGCCAGCTGCTGTAAATCCGTTTAACCCAAAGGAGCCGCCATGAGCGACCGTTTGAAGAGATTGCGGATCGTCGATCCGGTACTGACCAACCTGGCGCGCGGCTACCGCAACGCCGCTTACATCGGGGAAAACCTGTTCCCGCTGGCGCCGATGGAAAAGGAGGCCGGCATCATCCCGCTGTTTGGCAAGGAAGCCTTCCTGCTGTGGGAGACCGAGCGCGCCATCCGCGGCAAGACCAATGTAATGATCGCCGACGATCCGGACACCTTGGACGTGGTGCTGCGCGAGCATGACCTGGCCTACCCGGTGGACGTGCGCGAACAGGTCGAGTCGATGTTCAACGAAGAGGCAAAAGCCGCCAAGCGGGTGAAGGACGCCATCGACCTGCGGCGCGAAGTGACCGCCGCCTACCTGGCGCAAAACCCCAAGACCTATCTGCCCGGCGCCAAGGTGGCCCTGTCCGGGAGCAGCAAGTGGGCGAATAGCGGCGGCGACCCGATCAAGGACGTGGAGGACGGCAAGGAGGTCATCCGCCAACGCACTGGCATGCGCCCCAATACTGGCGTGATCGGCGCCGCCACCTACGCCACGCTGAAATTCCACAAGGGGCTGGCTGCGGCCTTGGGCACCCAGGAGCGCAAGCTGATCACGCTGGAGCATTTGAAGGCGCTGTGGGGCCTCGAGGACATCTTCATCGGCGAAGCCCTGGCGGCGGATGGTCGTGGAGCAACCGGCGATATCTGGGGCGACAACGTGGTGCTGGCCTACGTGGCCAAACCGGCGGCCGGCACGGAGGGCGACGCTGACATCCCGTCTTTCGGCTACACCCTGCGCAAGCGCGGCATGCCCGAAACCGACAAGTACGACGGCGAAGGCGGCAAGGTGCGCTACGTGCGCCACACCGATATGTACAAGCTGGTGGTGGTCGGCGCAGATGCCGGCTACCTGATTAGCGACGTGGCGTGAGGGAAGACGTATGCCGATCTATCGCATTGCAGGCATGGCGGTGAAACACGATGGCCAACTGCTGGAGGAAGGCCAAACCATCGAACTGGACGAAGCACCGTTGTCTCCCTGGCTGGTGGAAGTGAAAACCACCCAGCTCAGCGAGCAGAAGGCCGATAGCAAAACCGACCAGCAGGCCAGCACCGAGGGCGAAGACACACCGCCTGCAGGAGACGCCACCAAAGCGGGCAAGAAAGGAGAAGGCAAATGAAGGGACAAAACGTCGTTTTGACCATGTCTGTGCTGGCCGTGACCGATCTGCAGGCTAGGCGCTTTGTTGGCCTGGACGGCAAGACCTGCGGCGACGGCGTCAAGGCGCTGGGCGTGGTCGAAGTGGACACCGAGGCCGACAACATGGCGCCGGCCAATGTGTTGGGCGCCATCCTGGTGGAAGCCGGCGCAGCCATCGCTGCAGGCGCTGAGGTGCAGTCGGATGCTTCCGGCCGAGCCGTGGCCAAGGCTGCCGGCCTGCCTAACGGCATCGCCCTGGACGCCGCCACGGCGGCCGGCGATGTGATCCGCATCGTCCGGGGTATTTGAGATGCACTACTGCACCCTGGCCGATCTGCAGCTGGCCATCCCGCAAGCCACGCTGATCCAGCTGACCAACGATACCGTGGCCGAATACGGCGCGCCGGCCCCGGCGCTGAACCAGGCGGTGGTGGATGAAGCAGTACGCCAGGCGGAGGAGTTGGTCGATGCCCACTTGCGCGGACGCTACGTGCTGCCGTTGGACCCGGTGCCCTCGGTGATCAAGGACGCCACCGTCAACCTGGCGCGGCACTGGTTGTATGCGCGCCGGCCGGAGGGCAATGAGCTGCCGGACGCGGTGACCCGCACCTACAAGGCGGCGCTGCAGATACTGGAGTCCATCCGCGACGGCAAGCTGACCATTGGCCTGCCCACTGGGGAGTTGGCCCCGGAGCCGGGCGAAGTGCGAGTGCGTGCCCGGCGGCAGGTATTCAGCGCCGCCATGTTGGAGCGCTACCGCTGATGGCCACCACGGTGCAGATCATCGACGCCCTGGTGGCGCGGTTGAAGGACAAGCTGCCCAGCCTAGCCGTTGAGTACTTCCCGGAGAAGCCAGCCGACTACCGACTCAATCATCCGGTCGGCGCATTGCTGGTGAGCTATCTGGGCAGCCAGTTCGGCGCCACGGTGGATGCTGGCGTCGTGGTTCAGCCGCGCACCCTCAAGCTGTCGGTCACCGTGGTGTTGCGGCAGCTCAATGGCCGCTCTGGCGCGGTGGCGGTGCTGGATGATGTCCGCCGCACGCTGGTGGGCTATCGGCTGCCGGATTGCCGCAAGCTGCAGGCGGCCGCCGAGCGCTTTCTGGGCCAGACCAGCGGCCTGTGGCAATACGCCGTCGACCTCACAGCCCAGGGCATGCAGATCGAGGAGGACGACGCCGCCGACTCGCCCATCCTCACCCAAGTTAATCATGAGGAGCAACCATGAAATACCTGTACTCCGGCCCTGTTAGCGGGGTCACCCTGGCGGATGGCCAGGAAGTCATGCTGTTTCCCGGCAAGGAGGTCGAGCTGCCGGCTGAGCATGAATACACCCAGACGCTGCAGGCACTGCAGTACCTGGTGCCGGCCCAAGAGTCGACCAAGGGCAAGGCCGCACGCGCGACTGGAGAAGACGCTTCGACCGAGAAAGGAGCCTGACATGGCGGCGAATTACCTACATGGCGTGGAAACCATTGAAGTAGAACGCGGCCCGCGCCCGGTGCGCACCGTCAAATCGGCTGTGATTGGCCTGATTGGCACCGCGCCGGCCGGTGCGGTCAACGTGGCCGCTCTGACCTTGTCGGAAAAGAACGCGGCGGCCTTTGGCCCGCAACTGCCTGGCTTCACCATCCCGCAGGCGCTGGACGCCATCTATGATCACGGTGCCGGCACCGTCATCGTGATCAATGTGCTGGACCCGGCGCTGCATAAGACCAACGTGAGCGGCGAGGCTGCCACCTTGGACAAGGCCACCGACCGCGTCAGCCTGGCGCGCGGCGCGGTTAGCAATCTGCAGCTGAAGAGCACGGATGGCAGCGTCAGCTATGCCGAGGGCGCGGATTACACCCTCAACGCGCTGACAGGCCTTATCACCCGCCAGAAGGCGGGCAAGATTCCGGCCGGCGCCAGCCTGAAAGCCAGCTACGATTACGCCGATCCCGCCAAGGTAACCGCCGCCGACATCATCGGCGCGGTCAATGCGGCCGGTGCGCGCACGGGGCTGAAGGCGCTGAAGGACACCTACAACGCGTTTGGCTTCTTCGCCAAAATCCTCATCGCGCCGGGATTCTGCACCCAGAACTCGGTGGCGGTGGAGCTGGTGGCCATGGCCGAGCAGCTGGACGCCGTGGCCTATATCGACGCGCCCATCGGCACCACCTTCGCCCAGGCGCTGGCAGGGCGCGGTCCCGCCGGCACCATCAATTTCAATACCTCCAGCGACCGGGTGCGCCTGTGCTACCCGCATGTGAAGGTCTACGACCCAGTGCTGAACGCGGAACGGCTGGAGCCGCTGTCAGCGCGCGCCGCCGGCCTGCGCGCCAGGGTGGATAACGACAAGGGCTTTTGGTGGTCCAGCTCCAACCAGGAGCTGGCCGGCATCATCGGCGTGGAGCGCTCGCTGTCCGCGATGATCGACGACCCGCAATCCGAGGTGAACCTGCTCAACGAGCAAGGCATCACCACGGTGTTCTCCAGCTTCGGCAGCGGCTATCGGCTGTGGGGCAACCGCACGGCCGCCTGGCCCACGGTCAGCCACATGCGCAACTTCGAAAACGTGCGCCGCACCGGCGATGTGATCAACGAATCCATCCGCTATTTCAGCCTGCAGTACATCGATATGCCGCTGAACCAGGCCACCATCGACTCGCTGGTGGAGTCGGTGAACGGCTATGGCCGCAAGCTGATTGGCGACGGCGCGCTGCTGGGCTTCAAGGCTTGGTTCGACGCGGCGCGCAACCCGGAAACCGAACTCTCCGCCGGGCATCTGTTGATCAGCTATAAGTACACCCCGCCGCCGCCGCTCGAGCGGCTGACCTTTGAAACCGAGATCACCTCGGAATACCTGCTCAGCCTGAAGGGAGGCAATTGAGATGGCCGGCAAGATTGAAATCAACCGCATCACCAACGCCAATATCTACATCAACGGCAATTCGCTGCTGGGCAGAGCCGACGAGGTGAAGCTGCCGGATGTGTCGGCCATCATGCAGGAACACAAGGCGCTGGGCATGATAGGCAAGATCGAGCTGCCGGCCGGCTTCGACAAACTGGAAGGCGAAATCAAGTGGAACTCGCTGTACCTGGACGCGGCCAAGGTCGCCGCCAACCCGTTCAAGGCGGCCCAGCTGCAATGCCGCTCCAGCATTGAAACCTATGGCGCACAGGGGCGGCTGCAGGAAGTGAGCCTGGTCACCTACCTGACGGTGATGTTCAAGAAGAACCCGCTGGGCACCTACAAGCAGCACGAAAACGCCGAGTTCGGTTCCGCCTTCAGCGCCACCTACCTGAAGCAGGTCATCAACGGCGAGGAGGTGCTGGAGCTGGATTACCTGGCCAACATCTTTAGGGTGGGCGGCGAAGACATGATGTCGGTGTACCGCAGCAATATTGGCGGCTGATAGTCGCTTCCAAGAGCAAGGCCCGCGATTGCGGGCCTTGTTTATTTGCTGTGTCAAAAGCGCTGCCCTAATGAACAGCGGTGCCCGAGCAGGAAGCTGCGTAAAATGTCCCCTTAGTAATGAGACATGCAAGAAGGATTTACATGGTCGGGCTGATTAAGCGTCACAAGCTTTGGTTTGCTTTAGTGGGTGTCGTTCTCGCAGGCTGGGTGCTGGCATCGACTTCACGGATGGCCAAACCACCCACCGCGACTCCATGCACCGAGGCATGGTATGAGAGCCTTGAGAAAGAGTATGCGGTGTCAGCGGATGACGGCGAAGGACATGGTCCAGATTACGGTGATAACTCCTGGTTCTACTCGATTGGAAAACAGCTTGGGATAGAGGTGCCCGGGCAGTCCAAGGAGCAGCAATGCAAAGCGCTGCAGCAGCAGCTTCAGAGCCGAACCATCCTGATCAGCAGTCTGTTCGGCCCCATCACCGTCAAGCGCTAAGCAGAAGGTTTTGCCAGGCCGGTTGCGGCGCGCAGCCGGCCCACTAGTTGAATCCCAATGTTTCCGGGGCAAGTGTGACCATCCCCCTCGTTCTGCTTGGGGAATTCGCGGTGTCCGCCCAGGATTTCGATGTTGAAGTATTCTCGCAGAACCTTGATGAATTTCTGCAGGCTCTCCTCCTGTGCCGGCGGGACCGTAGGGTCGCTGAGTCCAATCGTATCCTTGATTGCCCGCTGTGCAGACGCAATCCAGTCTCCGCCCTCACCAGGCTGCATCAAGTTTTCCAGCAGGACGATGCCAATCACGCCAGTGTTGTAGCGATATAGATGCTCGCCCTTTAGCCGGATGTCACGCCCCTCATACACATTTCCGAAGCAGTCAATCGCATAGTGATAGCCGATATCCGGCTTGTCCCGCTTGTTCATGTGCATCTCTTGAATCTGCTGCACCTGCAGGGCACCAGGACCGCATGAATAGCTTCGGCCAGCGGTGTGAATGGCGATTTGCTTGTAATTCCAATCTTTGTCAGGGTTGTCAGAGCGATTCTTGAGAGCTGCCCAGTCAGAGCGCGGGATGAACTCGACACCGGCGCGGCGAGTGCCAGTAATGATCGCCTCCCGCGTCGCGGCGCGGTCATTGACTGTGATAACAGTGGTGGGAATGGTGCCGTTGACCGCCTTCACCAGCGTGGCCTTGGTCTCGTATGTCCTGCTCATGCCAGCTTCTCCTGATCAAATTCCTGGGCTGGCGCTGCAAACCCAACGTGTATCGAGATCGAGCCAGCCTTGGCGGCTTCAATCGGTGAGGTGTAGCCGTCCCCGTCTGTTGTCCCTTTTTCGATGCGCCCATCGGCGTGCGTCACGGTGTAAGCGCGGTTTGGCATGGGCTGTCCTGTCTCGGTGTCAGCGATGAGAAAGCGCCTGCCGAAGTTCGCATCGGTTTCACCCGGAACAGGAAAGAGCGGCATGGCCGGAAGAGTTATCTGGCTGGCGCTGCTCTCATAACCTCGCATTACCGCCCCCAGCGTGCTGATAAGCTTGGCGCCGCAACTGACGGCATGACCATCCAGGGCCACGCCCTTACCGTCCACCGTCCAGGTGGGGTCGCCCTCCACAATCACGCAGTTGGTGTGGCCCTGTTTGGGGCAGGTAACGGAGTCGCCCACCAGCGCGACCTGCTTGCCGAACATGGTGGTAGTGCTGGAGGCGCTGACTACCTTGCCGCCATGGCTGGTCGGGTCGCCTAATCGGATTACAGGTTTCATCGCTGCAAAATGGCAAAAGGCGAAAAATAGCACACTACCTTGTCGCTTTCGCCTGACCAAATGTGCAAGCCCTTCTTTAAAGCCCTTTAACGGCGCTTCCTTGTCAGCTCAGCCACAATCCTTCCGTGGTTCCCAATCAATCAAACGGAAGGATGTTCCCATGGATAAGCTCAAGCTGCAGTACCCATTTACCAATGCCGCAGGCCAGCGAATCGATACGCTGGAAATCAAGCGCTTGAAACGGGCAGACCTTAAAGCAGCCAGCCGTTATAGCAATGATGATGCCGACCAAGAGGATTTCTTGTTCTCCCGAATGACAGGCCTGACGTTGGAGGACATTGATCAGTTGGACATCGCCGATAGCAAGGCACTGTCTGATTGTTTTCGCCAAATGCTGGGCATCGGAGAACAGCCTGCAGCCGCTGGATGAAGTGCTGTTGATTGTGCTGCGGATGCAGCCCTCCGAGATCGACGGGCTGGAGATGGTGGATTACTGGTTTTGGGTGGAGGTGGCTGAGCGGGAGCTCAAGCGCCGGAGCGCATAACTCGGCGATACACGGCTAGCATGGCCGCGACCAGCACGCCAGCCGCAAAGGATGCGCCGGCCGCCAAGGGCGCGCCGGCCATCGCCGCCAGCGGCAATGCGATGGCGAACAGGATGACCGCGGCCCAGAGCGGGAGGTTGGCAAAGCAAACCCAAGCCAGCCAGATGACTCCGCTGCAGATGGCCAGCCAGTAAATGGCCTTGGCGGTAGTGAGGGCGGTTTTTTCAAACATGTTTACAGCATAGCAAAAGGTCGCATGGTATGGCCAATGAACTGCTGATCGGAGTAAAAATCGGCGCGGCGCTGTCCGGCACGTTCCAGTCTGCGTTCGCATCGGCACGCGGCACCGCCTCGCGCCTGGGTCAGGTCGCCGACGAATTGCGGCTCAAGCACAACCGGTTGGGCGATGCGATGGCGCGGGCAATGGCGCACCCAACCCGTAATGTTGGCGAATTGCGCCGCCAGTACGAGCGACTGGGCCAAATCTTGGATCAACTCCGCAGCAAGCAAGAACGCCTTACTGCAAGCCTGGCGCGGGGTGAAACGCTCAAAGCAAACCGTTCTGAGTTGCGCGGCCAGGCGATGGAGGCCGCAGGAACCGCGTTGGCTTTGATGGCGCCAGTGGTGAAGTCGGGTAACGTGGCGATTGATTTCCAAGACCAACTGCGTGATGTCGCCATTACGGGTGAATTTTCGAAAGCAGAGGAAGCCAAGCTTGGCTCAACGATCCGTGATGCGGCACTCAAGTGGAATCAATTCCAGGATGAAATTGCGCGCGGAACCTCGGTGCTGGTAGCCGGTGGCATCCAAGACGCCAAGGCGTTGGAGAAGTACGCGCCAGTTATGGCCAAAGCGGCAACCGCAACCCGCGCCAGCATGGACGACTTGGGCAGCGTGGCCATCGCCCTGAAAGACAACCTCAAGGTAGGTGAAGAAGGCTTCGAAGGCGCGCTCAATATGCTGGCGTATGCGGGTAAACGCGGCCAGTTTGAAATCCGCGACATGGCCAAGTGGTTGCCGGCGCTGTCGCCGTCGTTCCAAGCGCTGGGGGTCACCGGCAAGGAGGCCGTGGCCGAGATTGGCGCTGCGCTGCAGATCGCCCGAAAAGGTGCCGGCTCAAATGATGAGGCCGCCAATAACTTCAAGAATTTCCTGCAGAAGATCACCGCTCCGGACACGCTCAAAGACTTTGCCAATGCAGGCATTGATCTGAAAGCCAGCATGATGAATTTGCGTGCACAAGGGCTGTCGCCCGTGCAGTCTATGCTAGCCATCATTACCCAATATATGCAGTCCAAAGGCCCTGCAGCGGCGGGACAATTTAAACAAGCCATGGCCATTAAGGATGATAAAGAACGAGCGGCTGCTCTTCAGCGTCTTTCTGAAGCTTATAAGCTTGGCGAACTATTCCAAGATATGCAGGCCATGTCATTTATCCGACCTGCCATTGCGAATCAGGAGGAAATGAAAGACATCCAGCAGGGTAGCATGGGTGCTGCAGACAAAGGCTTTCTGGATCAGGACTGGAAGAAACGGATGGAAATCGCCAAGTCCCAGATCGACAAGTTCAAGATTGGCATAACCGAACTGGGGCTTACGATAGGCAACACCCTGCTACCTCCTATTTCTGAAACGATTGTCGAAATCATGCCGGCTGTTAAGGCATTTGGAGAGTGGGCCAAAGCCCATCCCGGGGTCATTAAGGGGGTGATCGGCTTAGTAGGCGGTCTTCTCGCCGGCAAGATGGCTTTCATCGGCATCAAGTATGGCCTCAACCTGGTGCTGTCGCCGCTCAGCGCACTCACAACGGCCATAACGACAGTGTCCAGCAAATGGACTCTGCTGCGCGCGCTGATAGTTGGCGGCGGTTCGCGTTTTTCGACGTTGTTGCAATTCTTTGGCATGGGGGCGCAACGCGCCGGCAAGCTCTCCGGCCTGCTTGGCCTGCTTGGCCGGCTTGGTGGCGGCTTCCTCTCGACTGCCAAACGCGCCCGCGAGTTAGGATCAGTACTGGGTGGCAAATTGTGGGGTGGACTGAAGCTTGGGGCCGGGCTGATACGCTCACTGGGTGTGCGCCTGGGCGGAGCCTTGCTGCGCATGAGTTCACAGGCGTTATCCTTGGCAAGGGTGTTGAGCGGCGGCTTGTTGCGTGGGCTGATGCTGGCCGGGCGTGCGCTGCTGTGGCTAGGCCGGGCAGCGATGATGAATCCGATAGGCGTGGCGGTGATGGCTATTGCCGGCGCGGCCTATCTGATCTACCGCTACTGGACGCCGATCAAGGCCTTCTTCGGCCAGGTCTGGTCAGCGGTGGATGGCGTATTCAAGCGCTATCCCATTCTCAATTATCTGTTCCCCATCATCGGCATCCCGCGGCTGATCATGGCCAACTGGGGGCGTATCAAGACCTTCTTCAGCGGGCTATGGGAAGGCGTGAAGCAATCCATGGCCAGCGCTTGGAGCTGGATGAAGATGAAGGTGGCCAGCTGGATTGTGTTCTGGCAGCCGGTGTTCCGCTTTGCCGGTGAGCTACCAGGCAAGTTTCTGCAGGCGGGTAAAGACCTGGTGATGGGGTTGGTGAACGGCATCAAGTCCAAGATTGGCGCGGCCAAGGAAGCTATCGTCGGCTTGGGCGCCGATATCAAGGGCTGGTTTGCCCATACCCTCGGCATCAAGTCTCCCAGCCGGGTGTTCATGGGCTTTGGCGACAATATCGCCCAGGGCGCGGCCATCGGCATCCAACGTTCCGCAGCGGGCGCCGGCCAGGCTTCTGGCGCGATGGCGCAGGCGACGATTCGCGGCTGGGGCAAGCCTCAGCTGCCGATGGCGGCCGTGACGCCAGACGCTTCCCACGGCCTATCGGCGAGACCGGCTGGCTCGGTTCCCTCCGGCCTGGCCAACCGGGTGCGGACGGCGACTCAGCCTGCCGAGGCAACACCTCCGGCAGCACCAGCAGCCAAGACTAAGCCGGAAAAGCCAGGCTATGTCATTCACTTCAGCCCCGTCATCCATCTGCCGGCCGGCTCGCCGGAGGCGACCAAAGATGCTGCCCAGTCCGCGATGAAGCTCTCCTTGCGCGAGCTGGAGCAGATGATCCGCCGCATCACGGCGCAACAGGAACGGAGGGCCTTCAACTAATGTTCGCGCTCCTGGGAGAAGTGCAGTTTGATCTGATTACCTACTTCGACGGTTTTGAATCGCAGTTCGGCGCTGACTATGCCGAACACGCGCTGATGGAGGGCAAGCCCCGTCTGCAATGGATGGCGGACAAGCTGGACGAGATCCGCATCCTGCTGTCTTTCCACAGCCAGTACTGTGATCCGGAGCAGGAGCTGCTGAAGCTGCGCCAGGCGCTGACCAGCCACCAGGCCATGGCGCTGGTGCTGGGCAATGGCGATTACAAGGGCTGGTTCGTGCTGACCGAGCTGCAGGCCACCAGCAAGCAGACCGATGCCGCCGGCACGCTGATCGCGCTGGAGGCCAGCATCACCTTGCGCGAGTTTGTTGGCGACAAGAAAAAGCCGCTGGCTCCGGCGGTACAGCCGAAAACGCCGCCGGTCTCCGCCGTGGCCGCGCCGGCCAGGCAGGCCGCCGACAAGCTCAAGTCGTCCACCGCTTCCTTGCGCGAGCAAGTCAGCAAGGTGGCGTCCTATGCCAACCAGGCCCAAGCCGCCATCCGCGCCGCGCGCGATGCCGGCGCGCTGGCCAGTCAGATGTCCGGCAATCCGCAGGCGGCGCTGGGCCGGGTACCGGGCTTGCTGGCACAGGTGAACAGCGCGGCCGAACCGCTGCAAAAGATGTCCATGCTGGGCAGCCTGCAGGACCCATTGCCGGAAGCTGCGGGGATCGCTCGTGCCGGCAGCAACGCCCTGGGCGTGGTGAATAGCGCCAAGGACGCGCTATCCGGCGCCAACACGGGCAATGTCTTCGGCCAGCTGGATCGCGTATCCGGCTATCTGGGCGCAGCGGGCGGCGCGCTGGACGCGGCCGCGCCCGCCATCGCCAAGCTGGCCGGCAAAGTCGTGACGAGGGCTGTCTAATGTTTCTGACTCATATCACCACCGAGGGCGAGCGCTGGGACCAGCTGGCCGCCCGCTATTATGGCGACGCGCTGGCCTACGAGCGCATCATCGCCGCCAATCCGCATGTCCGCATCGGCACGCTGCTCCCGGCTGGATTGACCTTGTCCATTCCAGTGATCGAGCAGGCCGACCTGACTGAGGAGCTGCCGCTATGGATGCGCTGAACACGGTGCCGCACCCGGTATTCCAGCTGTCCTATGGCCAGCACAACATCACCAGCGATATCACGCCGTATGTGCTGTCGGTGACCTATACCGACTACCTCAGCGGCCAGTCCGACGAGTTGGAAGTGGAGCTGGAGGACGCGGACGGCCGTTGGATTCATGGCTGGTATCCGCGCCAGGGCGACGCGCTGACGCTGAAGATAGGCTATGCCGGCGAGCCGCTGCTGCCTTGCGGCGCGTTTGAGATCGACGAGGTCGAGTTTGCCTTCCCGCCGTCCACGGTATCGATCCGGGCGCTGGCAGCTGGCGTCAAAAAGTCGGTACGCACCCGCGTTGGCCGCGCTTACGAAAACACCACGCTGGCCGCCATCGCCCAGCGCATCGCCAAACGCAATCACTTGACGCTGGTCGGCAAAATCCGCGACATCCGCATTGACCGCGTCACGCAGTACCAGGAGCGCGACGTGGCCTTCCTGACTCGTTTGGCGCGCGAGTACGGCTACGTGTTCAAGATCACCGGCAGCAAGATGGTATTCAGCGAACTGGCTGATCTGCGAGATGGCCAGCCGGTGCTTTCGCTACAGAAAACGGACCTGATTTCCATCCGGCTGCGCGACAAGATCAAAGAGGTGTATCCGCAGGCCAAGGGCAAGTACCACGATCCCAAAACCAAGAAGCTGGTGGTGTATGACCTGAAAAACGGTCAAGTGGAAGCCGCTGGCCACAGTACGGCGCCCGGCAAGGCCCAGCAGCCGGCTGCCAGCGGCGACACGCTGAAACTGTCCCGCCGCTCACCGTCCAAGGCGACCGCCCAGGCCAAGGCGCAGGCCGCGCTGGACCGCAGCAACCTGCAGCAGACCGCCGGCAGCCTGACCCTGCCAGGCCGGCCCAAGCTGGTGGCCGGCGTAACCTTTGACCTGGCCGGGCTGGGCCGTTTGACTGGCCGCTACCTGGTGGAGTCGGCCCGCCACCGCATCGACCGAGGCGGCGGCTATCTCACCGAGCTGGAAGTAAAGCGCGCCAGCTTGCCTGTGCAGAAAGGCGGCAAGCCCAGCCACAACAAGCCCGCCGGCAAGGGGCTGAAGGTTTACGGCTTGAAGGATGGCCAGGTGGATGTGGTGGGCACCACGCCGCAGAAAGGCAAAAAGTAATGAACGAGACCCTGGACGAATTCGGCGCCACCATCAAGTTCGGCACCGTCAGCGCCAGCAAGCCGGGCTTCGCCCGCGTGCGCCTGCCGGACTTCGACAATATGCGCACCATGTGGCTGCCCATTGCCTACCCGAAAACCCAGAACGACCAGGCCTGCTGGACCTACGACAATGGCGAGCAAGTGGCGGTGCTGCTCGACGCGCGCGGCGAGGACGGCGTGATCCTGGGCGCGATCTACTCCGAAGCCGACCCGCCGCCGACTACCAGCCGCGACAAGTTCATGGTGCGGTTCAAGGACGGCGCGCTGCTGGAGTACGACCGCGCCAGCCACACCCTGACCGTGTCTGGCGTGCAGAAAGTGGTGATGCAGGCCAGCGCTGAAATCCTGCTGCAGGCCGGCGGCAAGGTAACGGTGGACTCACCGGATGTCGAGTTCTCCGGCAACGTCCTGGTGAAGGGCAAACTGGTGGGGCAAGGCGGACTGGCGGTATCGGGCGGGGCTGGCTCGGCGGCGGTGATCCGAGGGGATGTGCGGGTGGATGGCGATGTGAGCGCCAGCGGCTCCGTGATGGACGCTGGCGGGAACTCAAATCATCATAGCCATTAGGTTTTTGGCTTGTCTCTCTGCTCGATCCCCGCAATTTTCTTAGCAGGTAAGGATTGATAAATTGCAGCGTACTCCTTGGGCTCAGTAATCATTTTCTCTACGATCAAGTTAATTAAAGAAAATAGAACAAAGACAACTTCTGCATCGTCTTGAAAATCGATTTCTCCGGGATGTACGGCTTCGTTTCCAACCACCCTGACTACATCCAGAGCTTCTTGAAGTTTCTTGGGCAATCCTTTTTGGACAAGGCTCCCAATATCAGAGTTAATATCCTTTCCTGGTTCACCAAAATGTTTGCATAGTTTTTGGATGACCAATCGAAGCAATGCAGCAGCACCTCGGGGAGATAGCTCTGCAATGCTTCGCGCTTCCATGTAATCTTCTAAGCAGTCGTCGGGGAGATCACTGTTTGGCATTGGTGCCTGGCAGTCAGTAGGAAAAATTCTTACAGCTCGTCCGTGTGGAGGAGCTGCTTTTCCTTCCCGATGTGCAAAAATTATGGTTACAAGCTCATTACCTTGATTCTGGCATAGCCAAAGCGACGAATCATCACACCGCTGGCAAGAAGCTTGAAATAGCGCCAACTCTGGCAGATCCAGAGTTGGCCTAAGCAGTGACCATCGCATGTGGGCATAAACGTTGCAATGCGGACAAGTGAATGCATCTTTAGTAAAGTCAGGTGCTTCATAGGTCATGGACTTACCCTCAAAAATCCCGTTTGTAATATTTTAACGTGCTTTAAAGTAGATTGTCTGTTGTCATGAGTACGATGATCTCATGACGAAGCTATCTGACTCCCTTCACTGGCAACCCGCGTTGAACCGGCCCAACCTGGTTGAGGCCGAGGCGGACATCGACCAGTGCATCCGCATCATCCTGGCCACGCCCAAGGGCAGCGATCCGCATCGCCCGGACTTCGGTTCTGACATCCACCTGTACATCGACCACCCGGTCACCCAGGCCGTGCCGCATGTGGTGCGCGAGGCCGTGGAGGCTATTCGGCAATGGGAACCGCGCTGCCAGCTGGTGAAGGTGACGCCGTTGATCGACGGAGCCCGCATCATCCTGCGCGTGACCTGGCGCATTGCCGCAGGCGTGCGGGAAACGGAGGTGCGGTTGTGAGCCTTCCGGAACCCGACTTCATCGCGCGCGACCCAGCGGCCATCACGGCCGAAATCATCGCGCAGTACGAGCAGATAAGCGGCAAGACCTTGTACCCGGCCCAAGTGGAGCGGCTGCTGATCGACCTGATCGCTTACCGTGAAACGTTGGTCCGCGTCGGCATCCAGGAGGCGGCCAAGCAGAACCTAGTGGCCTATGCCCGCGCGCCGATGCTGGACTACTTGGGCCAACTGGTGGGCGTCACCCGCCTGCCGGCCCAGCCCGCCCGCGCTACGCTGCGGTTCGCCCTGGATGCGCCGCTGGCCAGCCCGCTGCCAATCCCGGCCGGCACCCGCGTGGAAAGCGGCGACGGCGTGGTGGCCTTCGCCACCGACGAGGCGGCAACGCTGCCGGCGGGCAGCGTATCGTTGGATATCGCCGCCACCTGCCAGGATGCCGGCAGCGCTGGCAACGGCTGGCAGCCTGGTCAGATCGTCAACCTGATGGACGACCTGGGCGACATGGACGTGGTGGTGACCAACACCACGGTGACGGCCGGCGGTGTGGAAGAGGAAGACGACGAGCGGCTGCGCGAGCGCATCATGCTGGCGCCGGAGTCGTTCTCCAACGCCGGCAGCGTGGCCGCTTACCGTTTCCACGCCCTGCGTGCGCACCAGAACATTGTCGACGTGGCCGTGGTGTCGCCCACCCCTGGCGTGGTCCAGCTCTATCCGCTGCTGAAAACCGGCTTACCTGACGCCAGCATGCTCGCCCTCGTGCAAGCCACCTGCTCGGCCGAGAAAGTGCGCCCGTTGACCGACCGCGTGCAGGCGCTGGCGCCGGCCGCCGTGGACTATGTGATTGAAGCCCAGCTCAAGCTGTTCAGCTCGGCAGATGCGGCCCTGGTTCGTGCAGCGGCAAACGGCAGCGCCGCAGCCTATGCCGCCTACCACTCGGCCGCGCTCGGCCGAGACATCGTTCCCAGCCAGATCATCGCCGCGCTGCAGGTGGACGGCGTCTACGAGGTTACGCTGGTCAGTCCGCAGCGGCTGGAGCTCGCAGAGAACGAATGGGCGCGCTGCAGCGCCATCAGGCTGACGCCTACGGAGGCGACCAATGGCTGATCTTCCGCTGCCGCCAGCCCTGGCCGGCGATGCCCGCAGCCGCATCCTGGCCGCTCTGTCGGCCAGGATCAGCGAGGCCGATTTATCCACGCTCCTGGTCTACCTGGTGGACAACGTGACCGGCTCAGCGCTGCCACAGCTCGCAGAGCAATTCAGCCTGACTGGCGCCGACGGCTGGGCACTAGCCGAGTCCGATGATGCGCGGCGCAACCTGATCAAGACCGCCATTGAACTGCACCGCTACAAGGGCACGCCCTGGGCGATCCGCGAGGTGATCCGCCGCCTGTGCCTGGGCGAGGTGACGCTGATCGAGGGGCTGGCCAACAAGCAACATGATGGCGCCACCCGCCGAGACGGGATTTATTTCCACGGCGAGCCCACTGCCTGGGCGCGCTACCGGGTGCTGCTGCAGCAGCCGATCACCAACGACCAAGCCAATCAGGTGCGCAGCATGTTGGCTGTCTATGCGCCGGCTCGCTGCCACCTGACTAGCCTGGACTACCAGGGCGTGGCCAACCGCCATAACGGCGCGATTGCCCGCCGTGACAAGCAATTCAACCGAGGGAGTGCCTGATGGCGTATTTGCCGGAAAAGTCCGTCTGGGAGACGGGCATTTATCAACTGGAGACCTCCGATCCGGTGCTGGCCGGGCCGGATGGCATCGACAACCTGCAGGGCAAGCAGCTGGCTAATCGCACCGTCCACCTAAAGGAGCGGATCGACAAGCTGGAGAGCGGAGAGAAATCGTCAGGCAATGCAATCAAGCTGAACACAGCACGCAAGATTGAGGTGACCGGTGACGGCAGTTGGAATGTGATGTTTGATGGCAGTAGCAACGCCAGCGCAGCGCTTACGCTGGCTAGTACCGGTGTGGCGCCAGGCAGCTACGGCATGGTGACGGTTGATGCTAAAGGACGCGTGACTGCCGGCAGAGCGATGACCGGCAATGATGTGCCGAGTCACGACTGGAGCAAAATCACCAGCGGCAGGCCGACCACATTAGCCGGTTACGGCATTACTGACGCCGCCCCCCTGGGGCAGATGCTGGATAGTCTGGCGTTAAAATTATCCATTGACGCGCAGGGCCGAGCGAGTACGACTACATTCCGTGCAAAAAAAGGCTATCCCGCATCTGATAACGCAACCAACGGCTTTGCATTTGAGTCCGATGGCGACACCGGTATGTTTGCCGCTGGCGGTGACGGGACAAATAGTGGTGTGACAGAAATTGCGCTGGTGATTGATTCAAAACCTGTGTTTTTGGCAAAGCCAATTGGGCTGTGGAATCAGTCATACGGTTGGTTGCACCTGTATTTCGCCCAGAAATCGACCACGCTGGCGGGGTATGGCATCACTGATGCTGCTCCAGCCTCAGCCGGAGTGCCTACGGGGATGATTTGCTGGTACGCCAATCCATCTGCGCCGGCGGGGTGGTTAATCTGCGATGGGAAGGCGATCAGTCGTATGACCTATGCGGCACTATTTGCGGTAATTGGTACAACGTACGGCGTCGGCGATGGCACGACAACATTCAACCTGCCTGACCTGCGAGATCAATTCATTCGCGGGCACAATGCCGGTAATGGGCGTGCATTCGGGTCGAGGCAACCCGGCAGCATCGTGCCATATCAGGGTTACATTGACCAAAAAAACGGTTCAACAGGTAGTTGGCAATCGAGTGCCAACGACAGGCTCAGCTGGGTCTCATCGTTGTACGACGATGGACTGGAATCCAATCACGCTGACGGCGTTGTTATTGACCCGGCTAAATACAATGTGATCCCCCCCGTCGGATGGCAGGTGCAACTGCAATCATCGTCGTCACAGATGGTTGGCACAGCAGCATCAACGAGCAATCTGTTGAAAGGCGCGCGACCCCAAAACGTTACGCTGTTGCCCTGCATAAAAATCTGAGGAGTCGCACCATGAAGACTGTATACGCGTATAGCCCCTTTACTGGTGAGTTTTTGGGGGAGACTTACGCAGAACGTTCGCCGCTGGACACCGATGAGGTCTGGCTGCTGCCCGCCCACAGCACCGAGCTACAACCACCAGCCGCCGCAGAACGCCAGACAACCATCTTCCACGACGGAGGCTGGGCCGTGACGTCGGACTGGCGCGCGGTCAAATTGTGGAGCGTCGACACCGCGCAAGAGATCCAGGCCCGCCTGGGGGACACGCCTGAGAGCCTGCGCGCCACGCCGCTGCCACCCTGCGAATTCCCGTCGTGGAATGGCAAGGGCTGGGACGTCAACAAGACAGCGCAGGCCTCCGCGCTGATGGAACACGCCAATCAGGAACTACAGCGCCGCCTGGCCGCTGCCTACGTAGCCCGCCGCCCGCTAGAGGACGCCGTAGAGTTGGACATAGCTACGCAAGCAGAGCTGACAAAGTTGATAGAGTGGAAACGTTACTGCGTGCTGTTGTCACGTATGCCGCAACAGCCTGAGTGGCCCGCTGTGTCAGATTGGCCGCCTTCACCTAAGTAAGAAGACAGCGACCGGACTGGTGTTGGAGCACTTGTCCGGCCAGCTGACCCGCAGCGTATACCTGCAAGTCCCCCCAAGGCTGTCACCGTTGGCCAACGGTAAGACAAGCCTATCGGGATATTTCACAATAGGAAAGAGTCTTGCAGATGTTACAAATCACGGCAGCACCCATTGTTCCTTGGATTGGTGGCAAGCGCCGCTTAGCAAAGCATATTCTCCCGCTGTTCCCTGAGCATACTTGCTACGTGGAGCCGTTCTGTGGTGCGGCTGCACTGTATTTTCTGAAAGAACCGGCCAAAGCTGAAGTGCTGAACGACGTGAACGGGGAGCTCGTCAATTTGTACCGAGTCGTGCGCCATCACTTGGAAGAGTTCGTGCGGCAGTTCAAATGGGCACTCTCGTCACGGCAAATTTTCAAGTGGCTGCAGATCACACCAGAAGAGACGCTGACAGATATCCAAAGAGCTGCCAGGTTCTTTTACCTTCAACGGTTAGCGTTTGGAGGCAAGGTCGAGGGACAGACGCTCGGCACGTCGACCACCAGCCCGCCCCGGTTAAACCTGCTGCGCTTGGAGGAAGACTTGTCGGCTGCGCATCTGAGGTTGTCCCGGACATATATCGAAAACCTGGACTGGGCAGACTGCATCAAGAAGTACGACCGTGAGCACACGCTGGTCTACTGCGATCCTCCGTATTGGGGTACCGAAGGATATGGTGTTGAGTTCGGACTGCATCAGTACCAGCGCATGGCTGAGTTGGCCAGAAGTATGAAGGGGAGCATGATCATCTCGGTTAACGACATCCCGGAAATGCGTCAAGCGTTTGATGGACTGCTTATTGAAAGAGTAGACATCAACTACAGCGTCGGAGGCGGCGGCCGCAGCAAGGAGAGGAAGGGCGAGCTGATCATCCGCAACTGGTGA